ACGCAGGGGCTGCAGAAGGCTCACAAGGTTGCACTGCTGCAGGACGGGGCGAAGTTTCAGCAATTGACGATCACCAACGATCAAGCCCAGTTTCTTGAAACGCGGCAATACGAAATCCGGGCAACTGTCGGAAACATCTACGGGATTCCACCGCACAAGCTCGGAGACGATACCCGCACAAGCCACAACAGTCTGGAGTCAGAGAATCAATCTCTGCTGGATGACTGCCTCAACGTTTGGCTGAAGCGACACGAGCGAGAGGCGAAGCGGAAGCTGCTGACCGATCGGCAGCGAAAAAATAATACGCACTTCTTCGAGTTCAATCGTGAGGCTCTGATTCAGATGAGCTTCGAGACGAAGGTGAACGGAATCTACCGTCAGACAGAGATGGGATTGATTACGTGGAATGAGGGCCGCAGAATGATGAACATGCCCGACATCGGACCTGACGGTGACAAGCGATTCCACCCGGCAAACTGGATGGAGGACGGTATTGAACCTGTTCAGAAGCCTGCTCAACCCATGCAGAACCCCGCGCAAAGTCCAGACAAAACACCACCTGAAACGCCACAGAACAACGTTTTGCGGGCCATGATTGCCAGTTCCGTGACAAACGCTCTACGGATTGAGTCTGACCGTGTTGTTCGTGCTGCAAAGCGGCCTGATGCGTTTCTGTCGTCAGTCGATGCCATCTATGAAACATGGACTGACACATTTACGGCGGATCTCGGCTGGCAGTCGGCCGATACGGTCGTGGCAATCGCAAAGCATACCGAGGAAAGCAAACGTCAGGTCATGGACGTGGCTGGAGTGGCGACAAGCTCAACGCTTGAGACTCACGTCAGGGATCTGGTTGCGTGCTGGTCAGATCGTGGTGAGATTCTGGTTGATAATCTTTTGAAGGCGGCGGTGAAATGAGACCACAGACAAAACTCACGGCAAGAATTCCGGCACTGCGGGATTCTGTTTTTGACTCGAACTTCAAAATCACTTGCGCCGTTCAGTCTGACAGCGTAGACGTGTGGCTTCACGGCATCGTTGGAGACGAATACACCCAAACGGACTCCGCATCGATCAGCAAAGTGCTGATGTCGAACCGTGGCAAGCCATTGAACCTCTACGTCAATTCTCCCGGCGGGCTGGCCTATGACGGAGTTGCGATTTTCAACGCGATTCAGGCTCACACGGGACCGACGACAGGCATTATTGAAGGGCTGGCAGGATCGGCGGCCAGTCTCGCTGTAATGGCCTGCGATACGATCAAGGCTTATGCGACAAGCAAGTTCCATCCGCACTATTCGCTTTGTATTGCTATGGGCCACAAGGCTGACATTGCAGACACGCTGCTGATGATGGAAAAGCTTGACGCGGATCTTGAGCAACTTTACGCGACGCGCACGGGAAACTCTGTCGAGGTGACAAAGTCGCATCTGATCGGGCCGCATGGCGATGGAACGCACTTTACGGCGGCCGAAGCGAAAGCGGCTGGCTATGTCGATGAAGTAATTCAGATCACTGGCAAGGCTCCGCAGGGCAGCAAGCCAAAGAACTCTGTCAGTGCCGATCGTTTGCGAATGTGGAAACGGGCATTGACACACTGACATTCATTCGCTAACAATTCACGCATCAGCTAAGCGACCCATGAGGGCACGCTGGCAAATTTCGATCTGATGTTCATGAGCAGCGTCAGTCGTTTGCAGTTTTGGTATTTCCAAACCTGTCAGCGACCGACGCTGTTTTCGTTTGGTCCTGACTCAAAATCAAAGGATCAAACACAGTGGACGATTTTCAGAAACTTGTTGGCGAGCGAACCGCCCTGCTTGATCAGGCTCAGGCACTGGTTGACGCAGGCGTAACGGCTGGCTCACTCAGCGAAGACGATGACAAGAAGATCGGCGAATTGCACGCTCAAGCAGAAGCCCTGACTGCAAAAATCAATGATCTGCAGGCGGCAAACGATCGAGCCGCGAAAGCACTCGAAGCACAGAACAAGCTGAAGGCAACTCGCCTGAATCCGCTTGTAAACCGAATCAAAATGATCGGCACAAATGCTCCTGCAATGCCATCAAATGGCGGCAACGGTGCGTTTAAACTGCCCGCCAATGTTCGCCGGGCAAACCCAAGCAACTTCGCTCCGCACGCTGACGAAGCAGGACGGCAGCCAGTTGAACGTGCTTACCGTTTCGGCCAGTGGGCACTCGCCACCGCCACAATGTGTATGCCGGGCAAGTTCCAGTTTTACAACTCGGTTGAGTTCTGTCAGCAAAACGGACTGATGAACGTCCACGGCGAAGGTGGCGGCGACGTTTCCGGGGCTGGCATTTTCGTTCCGGACGAATTTTCGACGGACATCATCAGGCTTGTCGAGCAATACGGCGTTCTGCGTCGGCTCGTCCCGGCAACATTGATGACTTCGGAAACAAAGACGACTCCGCGACGTGTCGGCGGGCTGACTGCCTATGCGGTGGGTGAAAATTCAGCCGGAACAGAATCAGACGCTGAGTGGAACGAAGTGAAGCTCGTTGCCAAAAAGTGGATGGTTCTCACTCGCATGAGTAACGAACTGGCCGAAGATTCCGTGGTATCGATCGCCAACGAATTGATCCGCGAAATTGCTCTGGCATTTGCTTATGCTGAGGACTTGGCGGGCTTTACCGGAACCGGCACATCGACGTTTAACGGCATCGTGGGAATTCTCACGAAGCTTGACACGCTGACGGCTGGAACTGCTCCGGGCCTGATTCTTGGTGCGGGCAATGCATACAGCGAACTAACGCTGGCAAACTTCAGCAGCGTTGTGGCTGCTTTGCCACAATACGCCGCCGCAAGCCCTCGCTGGACTTGCCATCGCACGTTCTTTTACAACGTAATGCAGCCTTTGGCTCTGGCTGCTGGCGGAACGACTGCGGCCGACATTGCCAACGGCATCGCAGCACAGTTTCTTGGCTACGCAGTCGAATTTTCTCAGGTCATGCCATCAGTGGCGGCAAACAGTCAGATTCCTGTCATCTTTGGCGATCTCGCACTAGGTTGCCAATTTGGTGATCGTCGCATGATGAACATTGAATTCAGCGATCAGGTTTCCGTGGGCGGTCAGTCCGTTTGGGAACGCGATCAGATCGCAGTGAAGGCAACCAGCCGAAACGATTTCGTGTGCCACGACTTCGGAACCAACTCGGCTGCAGGGCCGATTGTTGGTCTGGAAATGGCCGGAAGCTAATCGACGGCTGACACGATACGCGGGGCTTCGCGTTGAAGCCCCGCACTCTTTGCGAATCATCCTGTAAGGGGAAACCATAGTGAATCACTTGAGCACAAAACTGGTAAGCGTCACGCCACCAGCGGCAATTAGCGACAATGCCACGCTAACGACTGGCGAAATCGACACTCTTGGATGGCGATTCCTGGACATTATCGTCTATTTGGGAGCCACAGACATCGCAATGGCCGCTCTTGCGGTCACTCAGTCTGACACGGCTGGAAGCGGACACGCAAATATCACTGGCCTCGTCTGGGGAACGTCAACGAACATTGACGGCAGTACTTCAGCTTTGCCATCGGCCACGGATGACAATCTGTTCCAGCGGGCTCGAATCGACCTAAAGGGCAAGAAGCGATACATCGACGTGACGGCCACGACTGGCGACGGAACAGCCGGTTCGTTTGTCGCAATTCTGGGCATCCTAAGCCGTCCGGAAGTTTCTCCGACATCCGCAAGCGAAGCGGGCTGCAATGAAATTTTGGTGGCGTGAACCATGCAAACAATCACGTTCCTCCGTGGTTGGCAAGGGCGGGCCGTGGGGTCGCAAGACTCCCGGCTGCCTCTTGGCATCATGAAAACTCTGGTTATGGCCGGGACTGCTGAGTTCACGACTCAGGGCATTCAGCAGCCACAGCATCAAGCAAAAAAGCATCGATCGAAACGATGAGCACAACCTACAAAGTCACGACAGAGCCGACTACCGAACCGATCACGCTGGATCAGTTCAAAGACGCTCTGCGCGTGACGGGGTGCGACTTCGATGAACAGCTCACCGAACTGCTGAAAGTGTGCCGCAAACAAGTGGAGCACGACAGCTATCGGAAGCTGATCACTCAGACGGTGACGATGTATATGGATGACTTCCCGGATGATGACGACATCGAAATTCGTCTTGCTCCGGTGTCGTCCATCACATTCGTGAAGTATTACGACGAATCAGAGACGCTTCAGACGCTGCCATCAACGGACTACTGGACAAATCTGATTGAGACCCCTCCCGAGATTGAACTGAAACTTGGCTATTCGTGGCCAATGGTTCAAATCGAGCGGCCAAACGCAGTTCAGGTTGAAATGGTTTGCGGATACGGAGCAGCGTCAGCCGTTCCTGTTGAAGCAAAACTTGCAATCAAAGAACTCGGCAAGATGAACTGGAAGGACTGCACAGGAAGCCGGGCAGTCTATGACAGGCTAATGAATCAACTGGCGTGGACGGGTTACGGAGTGGCACAGGGATGACTTGTCTTTCCGAGTATGACAAGAAAGTGACGATTCAGAAGGCTGTCGGCACCGCCGACGCTCACGGGCACGTCGATCTGACAACCGGAAGCAACTGGCAAACCTACGCAACGGCGTTTTGCAAAGTGATCACAAAAGGCGGTCGAGAGTTTTGGAAAGTGCAGCAGGTCAACGCGGACACAGATCAGGCATGGACGACGCAATGGTCAAAGACAATACAAAACGTTACGCCTGACATGCGGCTCGTTTTTGAGGGAAACACGTACGAGATCCTGACGGCAATAGATGTCAACATGGACCACGAAGAGATTCAGATTTTGACCCGTCGCAAGGTGGTGTGATGTCTTGTGAGGTGCTTGGCGTAAAGCAACTACAGAAAACGCTAGACAGGCTGAAGGCTTCGGTGCAAAACAAACTGGAGCGATTGGCCGTTGTCGCGGCACTAAGAGTGACGGCAAAAGCAATAAAGTCAGAAGTGCCGTCAGCGTGGAAAGAAGGACGCAAGGCAATCGGGTGGAGCTTTGTTCGCGGCAAGGGAAAGTTAGTCGGCACCACGTTTGCGAAAGCTGGTGTGGGTGCTGGGATTAAAAAGAAGACTAGAGACAAGCGAGAGACCACAAAAAAGAGTCGAAGCGGACGCAAAGGGGTCGGAATCGGAGTAGCGAATTTGCACTGGTTTGTGCTTGGGACTCGGGAGCGAGAAACAGGATCGAAGAGAGTCGGAGCACATCGCAGAGGCGTAGTAAATAAGCGGGTGGCAACAGGTAAAAAAGTGCAAAAAACAGGGCGGCTCCAGCCAAACCCAATCGTGCAGCGCGGAGCAAATAAAAGCCGATCGGCGGCACTGCAAGCAATGGCAGACAACTTTGAAGCGGGAATCGAAAGAGAAGCAGTTAAGAAATGAAAAGCGGACTGGTGGCACTACTGGCAAGTGAATCGACGGTCAACGCAATCTGCGGATCGCGAATCTACGTCAGCAAGGCACCCCAGAAGGCTGCGTTTCCTCACATTGTAATCACTCAAATGAGCAGTGAGGAGAATGGAAGCATTGATGGCGGTTCAGGTCAACTAAGGTTCATAAGCTTTGACATCGACTCTAGAGCAACGACGAGCGTAAAGGCAGAGGAACTAGGGACAGCCGTCAGGACGTTTATCGATGACTATTCTGGCGCGGCCGGAAGCTACACGATCGGGTGCGTAATAGTAAACAACGAAATGGACGACTTCGAGCCACCGCAAGACGGTTCCGATATTGGCGTTCATGTCGTTACGCTGGATTTGGAAGTTCAATTCAACACATAGGAGGCCCGACGTGGCGAAAATCAAGGTCAAGGGAACAATCATCAAGCAGACAATTTCCAGCACGCTGACGGCCGTCGCTCAGATCACGGAGTTCAATCACTCTGGAGCCGAGTCAGAGACATTCGACGCGACAACGTTGGACACATCCGGTGCAGGGAAAGAATACAGCCAAACCGGCTATGCCGAAGGCGGCTCGTTCGGCTTCAATATGTTTTATGATCCAGCACTTGCCGGGCACAAAGCCATCACGGCGTTAGTGACTACGCCGGCCAGTTGCGTTTGGAACATCACGTTTGCGGATGCTGCACCTACTACATGTGCATTCACATCGGCTGGAATTGGGTTTGGCTTAACAGGCGCAATGAATGACGGATTGAAAGCTGATGTAAATCTGAAACTCACGGGGCTGTTTACTTACAGCGTGTAATAGGACAAATTAGCAATGCAGATCAGGTTTATTAGGTCCGATCTTCAGGTGTCGGAAGCTTTCGATACGGAGCAGTTCTCAGACAGAATTGACAGGGCTTCGGGGCGTCCGCATTGGAAGCCCGGTGCTGTTATTGACGAAACCGAATTCGCTACTCAAGTTCTCGTTGGAAACGGCGATGCGGAGCCAGCGGACCTAGAAGCCGAGAAGGCGTGCCCGCAGTGGGCGATTAACCGTGAAAATGTTTTGTTGTCGCGCGAAATGCTTGCAAAGGGAATCGACCCAATAGGCGAAGACAGGGAACGCTTCCGCAACGGTGAACTTCTCGGATATGACGCGAATGGTAATGATATTCCCGGCCCAAACTGGGTTGAGCCGGAACATGAAGAGGATGAGCAGGAATAAATATGAGAGTCGTCGCAACTGCAAATGAGTTTCTCACATCACCGGCAATGGACAGGCAAAAGGTCGATGTGCCAGTTCCGGAGTTAGGTGAGGGAAAGGTTATTCCAATTTGGGGAATGACACCGAAAGAAAGAACAGATTTCGACGATCGTATTTCACGGATGAGCAAGGCGAAGAAAGAGCAATACAAAAAGGAAGTCCGTGAAAGGCTTCTGGTCGAGTGCTGCCGAAACGATGACGGCGTTCAGTTGTTCACGCTCGATCAGATCGCACAGTTAGGGCAGCGACGGGGCGACGTGGTCGAGCGTCTTGTCAATGTCGCAATTAAGCTTTCAGGGTTTAGCGGGCAAGACATTGAGACGCTCGCAAAAAACTCCGAAGAAGCCCCCGAAGGCTGACGGCACTTCGGCTGGCTGAACATGTCGCAAAGACGACAGACGTTGATCAGATGCTGTCTGGGATGTCTCACGATCAGTTCAACGAGTGGTGTGCAAAAGACATCGTCGATCCCATCGGAGCCAGTGGAACCAATGAAATCCTGATGCGATTGGCAATGGTTGTGGCAATTGCCTGCGGTTACAAAGACGCGAAGCTAAATGACTTCGCAACGTGGGTTGAAATTGCCGGGGATGTGCCGAACAACGCTGCCGCAATCGCAGCACTAGAAGCAATCGGAGCGAGGCGGATTTAATGGCAAACGCTGGTGACTTAGTCGTAAGGCTCGGGCTGAATTCCAACCCACTGACGCAAGGTCTCGCAAAGGCTAGCACCGGAGTTAAAGGGTTCGCAGACTCAGCGTCAACGTGGCTGAATCCAGTGACGGCGACATTCACCGCGATGGCTGCCGCCGCTGCCGCAACAGGTTTGAGCATTCTTGGAATCTCGCAACGTATCGAAACACTAGCCGGAGTCGTCGACAAGGCAAACCAAACCGGGCTGTCTGCAGAGTTCATTCAGCAGCTTGGCTTTGCTGCCGATCAGTCCGGAGTTTCTGTTGACGGGCTGCTCGGCGGGCTCGACAAGATGACTATCAGCCTCGGTAAAGCCGAACTTAACAGCGAGGAAACCGCAAAGAACTTAGAGCAAATTGGATTGAGCGCTGAGAAGCTGTCTGGGCTAAAACCAGAAGACCAATTTTTGGAAATAGCAGACGCAATTTCTAAGCTTCCGACAGTAGCCGAAAAGGCTGCTGCATCAGTGGCAATATTCGGTAAGTCAGCGATGGAAATGGCCCCACTGCTCGGTGAAGGCGAAAAAGGAATTCGCTCACTCATGGAGGAGGCTAAGAACCTCAAGATTGGCATCAGCACAGAAGACCTGCAGTCAATCGCGAAGGCTGATGATGCAATGGCAAGAATGAAATCTTCGCTGTCGTCCGTTGTCTCGAATATCGCGGTAAGCCTCGCCCCGGTATTTGAACAGGTGAGCAATTCGCTGACGGCGATTTTGCCGCAGATATCTGAAATGGCGAAGAGCCTAAGCGGTGTTTTGGCGGAGGCGTTGAAGACGGTTGGCGACATGGTCGACGCTGATGTCATTCCGAAGCTCAAAGAGTTTTTGACGATCACGGCAGACCTGCTGGCAAAGTGGTCGGCCATGCCTGAAAAGTGGAAATTTCTCGGAGAGGTAATCGCGGCAGCAATCTCGTTAGCGGTTGAAACGATCAAAGCCGACTGGCGTGAAATGCTAGACGACATGCTGGCAGCGACGGCAGAAAAAGCCAAGACGCTCATGGGAATGTTAAACCCAACGACGTATTCAAATTCCGTTCTGGACTATTTGTCAAGTGCTGAAAATGCTGACTACTCTGGAGGCGTTGGAGCGGGCGCGGAATCTCCGCAAGCGAAAGCTGAGCGTAAGTTTGAAAACCTGATGCGACAGCTTAACGGCGAGGCTCCAGTTGCTGGACCTGACGGATCGAAGTTGCGGCCGGATCGCTCGCCGGAAAAACCAGACGCAACGGCAGAAAAGCTCAAGGCCGCGATGGCCGGAAACACCCCGGCCGGAGGGAAAGACCCAAATGTAGTGGCGACAGAAAAGCAAACAGATAAGCTCGTGCGTGCATTGATGGAGATCAAGCCGCAGCCTGTTATTGGTATGGGGCTGGTGGGACCATGAAAGCAAAACTTATTGTCAGGCGATGGGAAGAAACCGCAATGCACTGGCCGCTGGATAGGCGAGACGCAATCCAGTTTGCGAGGGCAACGCGAAGCAATCCGGACGATGCTACTTCGCCAATCGTAGGACTGTGGGCCGTATACGGGAAAGGCACGATCCTTGAAGGCGATTCGGCAGAAAAGGCAATTGCTCAAGGCGTTGCGGAAGAGGTGACTGAATGACAATTACCTACCTCGGAGATAATCACGGGCCTGCCACGAACACCAAAGGCCAGCGAAGCTATACAAGAACATTTAAGCTGACGACATCAGCCAAGACTGAGCGAGCCTATCACGTCGGTTCACATGCGTCATTGCCCGTGATTGGTGAAGTGCATCCAGACGATTCCGGGGCATGGTGCACGACGTTGCAGGTAGATCCGTCTGACCCGTGGAAGGGATGGACGGTCACGGCTGAATACTCAACAGAACGAGAACTGGCCGAAGATCCGACAAATGACCCAGCCGAAATCACATGGGGATACGAACAGTTTCAGAAACCGGCCGTCACAAACTATGCTGGGCAAGCGATTCTGAACAGTGCTGGAGATCCGTTCGACCCGCCGATCATGATCGATGATTCCAGGCCCGTGGTGACGATTTCAAAAAACCTTGCATCTGTTCCGGTTTGGGTGTTTACGTACCAAGACGCAATTAACTCAGGATCGTTTACGGTTGATGGAATCACTGTTGCTGCTGGTCTTGCGAAGATGCAAGACATTAAGATCGTTCGTCGCCAGTCTCGAAATGGCACGTCGTATAGAACAGTGACGTTTTCCATTCATTTGCAGAAACTTGGATGGTCATCCAAGCAGTTAGACGCAGGATTTCGCCAAATCGGTTATGGCGGCGGGAGAGAAAATATTCGCAACAGCGTCGACGACGAACTACCCGCTGCGCCAGTTCCCATCAGCGCCGGGGCTGCTCTTAATGATCCAGATCCAGCGACGGCGGTTTATCGCACGGACGTTGTTTATGAGTCCAAGGACTTTTCAGTATTGCCACTGACATGACAGAACCGGCAATTGGTTTCAACAAAGAGGGATACGAGGAATACAAGCAAATTGCGCGTGAAGTGTCGCGCAGGATCATGAATGAACAACCGCATCGCGGAAGATGGCAGCAGAAAGAGAGCGGCGGTTCCGGCGGTGGGCATGAGATTTGGTTCACTATCAACAACATGCTTTGCCCCACTGCAGATTATGTGGACGAAGAAACATTGGTTGTTACGGCGGAATACTACACGGGCGGCTGCAGCGGAACGCCTCCTGGGTCAAATGATGACGGCACGTTCGATGTCTTTAACTATTGCGGGCAGTTTGTCGGACTGACGCGAGATGATCTGATAGGGACAAAAGGCAAGGCCACCTATGCCTATCCATTGACCGGCGCATGTGTCCCGAAGTGGTTCGTTGACTTCCTTTGTGCGCAGCCAGATTGCTGACATGATTCCAAACTACCTCAAGCGGCCATCGCCAACACGCCTCAAGCCATGCGCAGAACGCATGGTTGAAACGTGCGACAACGCTCCTGCCGACAGTTGCTGCGGAGTTATCCCCTGCAAACTATGTCTTGAATGGGAAACCTACGACGACGGCATTGCTTACGGTTCGGCGACGTTCGCGGGCTCATCATGGACAGGCACAGTTGGCGGACTAGCGTTCGTGTCGTACTGGCAGAGAAACTCCTACGACGAATGCGAATACATCGTTACGCTCGATGACGAAGAAGTGTACCGTGCGACCTGCTACGAGGGGGCAAGCTGCCGCAATCCATCCGGTGACGTTGATATCTCGACAGCATATTTGCAGGGGACGCTACGCTGGTCAAAATTCGATCCGCGAGAACTGGCACTGATTGTCGACCCTGACACAGGCTGTCGTGATTTCTTTTGCGGGGATTGTCGATGTTCGTGCCGGGCACTTTGCGTCGATGTTCGTGAAGTTGTCTATGGCGATTTCATCGACACGTACTACGGAGAGTTGACCGATACAGCATATAGCGAATGCGATCCGCCAGTGTGGTCCGGCACGATCGGCAATTTTACTATAAGCCTGGCATTGGGCCGCGACGATTACGGTAATTGCATTGTTACGCCAACGGTAAACGGCGATGAAGGCGAGCCGGTCGCGGTGACTGGCTGTGCGGATATGTCGGGCACCGTTGAGCTTTACGACGGGTCTTCGTTTACGTTTCGCTGCAAGCAATGCTCCTGCGCTCAGGAGATCGGGGATTGCATTTGCGGTCGACCGATGGGCGAAACGTTGACGCTACTTTTTGCGTCCGCAAATGCACCATCAACGATCCATTCAGTCACGCTCACCTACGGACAAATCAACGAACCTGACATTACGTGCCTACCGTTTTCTCCGGGTTCGTTTCCGGGCTATTCAGGACGATTTACCGGGACTCTGGCAATTCCGATGGGTGGATCACGGACGGACGGAATCGATTTTCGTTTACTCTGCGAATGCACTAATTGCACGCTTTGTTTGTATTACCGCTTCGACAGCACGTCGCCTCTTTGGTGCGTGGCTACAGTTGACAGGACTGATTGCACTTGTCCCGCACTTTTAACCGTGAGCGATCTGGCCGGGGCGTGCGATCTCTGGTCATATCAGATATTCGATGTCACCATTGTGGAAAGCTCGGGGAACTGCTGATGCTTAGACTCATTGGAGTGATATTCTTGGCCGTCGTTGCTCAGTTTCTCATCCACGGATGGCGGCACGTTGCCAGCGGGCTTGCACAGTCGTCCGTCGACTCGTGGCGTGAGAACTTTGACGCGGCAATAGAAAAGGATTTCCCTCGTGAGTGAATGCCAGTGCGAACTGTCTGGATTTTGCAGCGTGCGGAATGTCGCGGTGAAGCCGACATTGCAGACGATTTGCCGAATCGATAAAGCTCGTGTTGATGCGTTCTTGGCGAGTGATGGGAAGCCGCCCGAAAGCGTTTCTCCGTCCCCGAATCGAAAAGCAGGCCGGGCGGTCAAAACATCTTGCCGTAAGCCATGCACAACCTGCAATCAGAAATCAGCACTATCCCGTGCAGTCGATCGAATCGTTTCGCTGAAAAATGCAGCGGTCGATTTCATCCAAGAC